TGGGAAGGTGTATAGTCATGATTAAAATTGTATTCAAGAGAAGCAAGGATATTTATGTTGTTGAAAAGAATAAATCATATTTCTTAATTAACATTGAACATGGAACAATAACTCGAGCGGTCCCTCCTGACTCACCTGATATGTTCCTTCGGTTCGGATATTTCGATGAAGTTGATGAAGTTCCCGGGCAAACACTGATTGAAATAGAATCCTTAATGAAAGACATCTAATTTTAGGTAATGATAATATACTCATAATTCAAATAACAAGCTGTGCGACAAGCGTGCAACCTCAAGATTTTAAAATAATAAAGTTTTCTATTGCCCTTTTTGGTATTGCAGGGTAAAAAGAACAAGACCGTAAGCGAGAAGGTAACTCGCAAATAAAACTAAACGGAGGCAACAAAATGGACGGATTGAAGGACTTGCTGGGTGAGGAACTATCAAAACAAGTCGAATCTAAACTTGGGGATAAGAAGATCATCATCAACGATGGAACTTACATTCCAAAAGCCAAGTTTGATGAGAAGTTGAGTGAAGTTAAGGATCTCCAGGAACAGATTAAGACTCGTGACAAGCAGATCTCGGAACTTGGCGAAAAGTCCAAGGGTAATGAAGAGATGGCAAAAACAATTGCTGACCTTAAAGAGGCCAACAAAAAGGCAACAACTGAGTATGAAGACAAACTCAAGCAGCAAGCATTCAATCACATCCTGGATTCAGAGATCACCAAGAACAAGGATGAGAAGGTGTCAGTGAAGGCATTCAAAGCAATGCTTGATCTTGATAAGATCAAAGTTGATGGTGACAAACTTATTGGATTAGATGATCAGATCAGTGCATTGAAGAAGTCTGACACATATCTTTTCCAACCAACAACTCCGGGTGCAAGCGGTGGTCAGGGCGGAAACCCAGCTAACGTTGGTGCATCAATTCAAACTCTTGAGCAGCAGTTAGAAGCAGCACAGAAGGCGGGTCAAACAGCCGTCTCAATAGCAATTCAGAATAAACTGTTTGAACAACGTTCAAAAACTATTTAATAACGAATACTGGAGGAAATAAGAATGCCAAATGTAGCAGCAGGCACAATTTGGAACTTACCCAATTATGCGGGTTTACTTTTCACCGCATCACCCTTGCGAACACCATTTCTATCAATGATAGGTGGGTTGTCCGGCGGTGGATTGCAAACTGAGAACTTTGAATTCCCGACCGATAGTGAGTATGCTCACAACGCAGCATCTCAGCCATCGATCACAGAAACAGCATCACTGACTGCACCCACAGCAATCTCTTACGTAAGAACACAGAACAAGAACGTAACCCAGATCTTTCAAGAACAGGTGTCGATCTCTTATGTCAAGATGTCAAATCAAGGCAGAATGAGTAGCATCAATACCGCTGGTGCTAATAACCCAGTTGTATCTGAGAAAGACTGGCAGATTGCTAAAGCTATGGAAAAAATAGCTCGTGATGCCGAATATTCCTTCATCAACGGAGTATATCAGATCGCAACAAATGCGGCAGTAGCAAATCAAACCCGTGGCATTTTGGCAGCGGCAGTAGTGGGTGGGTCAACCGTGGCTGCTGGTGCAGCAACACTGACCAAGGCAATGATTGATTCTGTACTGTTGGCTATGGCGGGAGCAGGAGCATTGTTTAAAAACATAGTTCTGTTCTGCAATGGCTTTCAGAAACAGCAAGTTTCGAATGTTTATGGTTTTGCCCCGATGGATAGAAATATTGGTGGGTTAAACGTAAAACAGATTGAAACCGACTTTTGTCAGGTTGCAGTTCAGTATGATCCGTTCATGCCCACAGATACAATTGTATTTGTAGATGTTGCCCTTTGTGCTCCTGTGTTCCAACCGGTTCCAGGAAAAGGTAACTTCTTCTATGAAGCACTTTCAAAATCAGGTGCAGCAGAAGCAGGTCAGGTATTCGGTCAACTCGGACTTGCATATGGCCCAGCATGGGCGCATGGTTCGATAACAGGTTTGGCGACATCATAGGAATCCACATTCATTTGTGAATGTGTAGGGCATAAGCAAAGGAACGAATGGGGGACGATCAAAGATCGCTTCCCCCTACTTTGTAACAGGGAGGAGATTATCTAATGGCGGCTTTTAGCTTTAAGTCTATTTTCAACCCAACTCTTAGGAGGTTGATGGAATCCATCTTCAATACGTCAACAGGTCATAGTCATGATGGTGTTGACAGTAAAGCGGTAACCACTGGAACACCCGGTGCAGGAGTGGTTACAAATGCAATGATGGCGGCGGATGTGAAAGTTGGAAGTTTGGCAGCCCTGACTACCACGATAAAGACGAGCCTTCAAGCGGCAATCAATGAGATTGTTGCGGCATATGTAAGTCTTACAGGCACTCAGGTTCTTACAAACAAAACACTCACACAGCCATCCGTCAACGGACTTCTTGAGATTTCTCATGATTACGGCGGCGGTTCTGCTGACTGGACTTTATCGGCATCAGAATTACTCGGAAGTGTTATCAAAATAACGGGTGCTGGTGGTGCAGCAAATGCTATATTTGCTACAACTGTCAGAAACTTGTATTTGATTGACAATCAGAGTGGCCAAGCAATAACGTGTAAAAACGCAACAGGCGCTTCTGTTCCAGTAGCGAACACAAAGAGAGCACTTTTGTGGAACAATGGAACTTCAATCATCAGAATAACAGCTGATCTGTAAGGGAGGTTACGCAAAATGAGTGAAGCAAGGTTAACGGAACTTCTCGAAATCATAACTCCACTTTTAAAAACGGTAAGTGCGGCCCCAGCAGATCAGGCAACCACGGCTGCATATGTTGATGTTGCAGGAAGTAAAATGGATGCTTTTAATTCTAAATACATCGGTTTTACTTGTAAAAACACGCATGCTGCAAACAGTATTAAGTGGAAAGTTTTGATGTCAATGGATGATGTAACATATGTAGAGGCACAAGCCGAAGCGGTACTTGCAGCATTGGCAGTTGGTACGTTTGTGGCAAGTGCAACACAAATCGCATACAGATATTTCAAGGTTCAAGTGCTGGATTCTGTTGGCGGTACACATGGAACAGCACAAGTCAGAGGTTATGGGAAGTCGTAGGTGATAATAAATGAGTTTGACGGTAGGAACAGACACATATATCTCGCAGGTTGACGCAACGACATACATTACGGCACAATACGTATCAAGTACACCTGAATACATCGAGTGGAGTGCATTATCATCAGGTGACAAAGATGTGTGGCTGAGGAAAGCATACAACCGGATTGAATCACAGAAGTTTTGTGGTGAAAAGTTTGACTTACGTCAAACACAACAGTTCCCAAGAGCATATCGGACTGAGAATGATATTGTTGGCATATACGCAGCATACATCTATCAGTCCGGATGGTATGTTCAGGCGTCAGTGCCAGATGATGTAAAGAATGCACAAGTTGAGGAAGCACTAGTCCTTTTGCAGGGAATACCAGCAAGGTTGCAACTGCAAATGCAAGGTGTTAAGTCAATGAGTTTGGGTGATCTGTCCGAATCATACGAGGGAATGCATAATACAAAAGTTATCGAAGAATTATATTCTACAGAGGCAAAACGTATTATGCAACCTTACATGCTACGGGCAGTGAGGATAAGGTGATGACATGGGTTTATTATCAGCATATGCGAACCAGACACTGACATGGAAATCAAAAACTTCCGTGAATGAGTGGAATGAGGCAACATATTCAACAACTAGCATTAAGGGACGTTTTGAGTACAAACGTAGGATTGTTCAAAGTACTGATGGTAAAGAACTCATAAGTGAAGCACGATTGTTCACGGAATCACATGTTCTTCCTGATGATGTAATAACATACGATGGTATTGATTGGTCTGTCATATCGATATCAGATGTACCGGGGATAGACGGTTCAGTACAATTTTATGAGGTGTTACTATAATGGCAAGTAGCGGAGCGGGAAAAGCAGGGTTTAACTTATCAGGTATAGAATCTTCCATAGCGGCTATAAACGAAGCCGTAAAAGCGGCAGGTGACAAAGCAAAAGAGGCATTGCGTGACGATTCATTTGATTTACTTGCTAATTCAGTAAAACGTGCACCAAAGGACACAGGTGATCTAAGGGGTTCAGGGTTTGTAAGAGAAGACGATAAAGAAGAAAGTGCATGGGAGATAGGTTTTACTGAACCTTACGCTACAGTACAACATGAACATTTGGAATATCATCATACCAACGGTGAAGCGAAGTATCTTGAAAGACCATTAAATGAGAATGTGCAAAAATATGTTCAGCATATTTCAGATGCTGCAAGAGAGGGGATAGAGGGCAAATGAGCTTGATAGATGATGTTAAATCATTATTGTCTAGTGTTTCCTCTAGTATCTGGCTTGATACAATGCCAGATCAACCTGATAACATAGTTGCACTATTTCATAGTGGTGGTGGTGGATCCCAGCATATTCTTGAACAAAAAGGTGTAGTATGGGAGAATCCTACATTTCAAGTACGAGTTCGGCATGCTGTAGCCTTGACAGCTGTTCAATGGGCACAATCTATCAAGGGAATTTTGGACGGGATTAGCAATACAGTAATCAATGCACATACTTATCTAAGTGTTACATCATCAGGTGATATCATCAATTTAGGTAAGGACGATAAAGCTCGGAGCGAATATTCGCTTAATTTCATATGCAAAGTCAAATTTTAAGAGGGAGGTAATACAATGGCAGCTCCATTTGTAACATTAGGCACTACATTGACCCGTGCGGGTAACTCTATAGCGAAACTGATAAAGATTGGCAAGGTTGAGCTTGCTCGTGAAACAACAGATGTTACTACTCTTGGTAGTACATCGTTCTTTGAGGAAGTTTTGCCGGCTCTTATCAGAACACCTGTCATTCCGATTGAAGGATATTTTGATGTCGGTGACACAAACGGTCAGCAAGGATTGCAGTCTGACCTTACAGCTGGTACACTTCAGGCGTTTGTTATCACGTTCCCCGCCGCAACGGGTACTACGTGGACATTCAGTGCTTACGTAACATCATTCTCAACTGGTGATGCTGATCTTCAGGGTGCTCTTCCATTCACTGCTGCCCTTAAGATCACTGGTGTTCCATCTCTGGGTATCACACTTTCAGCCGGGTTGACGACACCGTGGTTCTCGATCAACAACTCCGCAGTAATTATTCCTGCAGCACAAGCGGGTGTGTACAGTTACATTGCAACGGTACTTACGGGTATCACGTCAGTAATTGTTACACCGACAGCGGCGGCAGGAGTAATCACAATTACCTCAGGGGGCACTTCCCAGGTTGTTACTTCAGGACAGCCTTCAACAGCTATTGCTCTTGGTGCAGCAGGAAGTTTGACGGATATAACAATATCTGTTCAGGAAACAAACAAAGCAGCAAGGGTAACTTTGGTCAGAGTTGCAAGGGCATAACAAATAAACTATACATCTGGGGCGGGGTACGTACACCCCGCCCGTCATGTATTTTACTTTATGAGGAGAGAATAATATGATACAACAATTCAAAATCGAAACCAAAAATCACATGACAAAAATATATGCAGATGGAGTAGAAATAATAGGCGTAAGAAAGTACACACTGTCTCATTGTGCAGGGGTTGAACTCCCAACGTTGACACTTGAATTTCCCGTAGTGCACATTGAAGTTGGAGGGGAATCAGATGTTATTTACAAAAAAATGGTAAATTCTAATGGAATAGAGTTAGAAATAGAGTTGAAGGGTCTTGACAACATCACTCGACAACTTAATGATCTGGGAGAAAGAACAAAAGATCTTAAAAATATTTTATCAAAATTACATTTAATAGGGGGAGAACAATCATGAGTGTACCATTTGTGGAAGTAACGTTAGATAAACCACGTAAATTGCGGTTTCCTATATCGGCAATGAAAAAGGTTGAGGAAATACTGGGCGTTTCCGTTACGAACATGCTTAATTTGGTTGATATTTCTTTGGATCAACTGATGACTCTATTGACAGTAGGGTTAAAATGGGATGACCCGGATATAACTCAGGAACAGGTAGATAAGATAGTTGACGATAATTGGCCAGATGTCACAAGTTTGTACACTACTGTTACAAGTGCTTTGACTTTGGGAATAGCGAATAAAATATACACACCGGATGAGATAGAAACATTAAAAAACGCACTGACGCTGCAGAAAGCAGCGGATTAGATTTTGAAGAAGCCATCAGGGTTGCAACCGGACCCCTCAATTTAACACATCATTATTTTTGGGATTTGACGTGGGCTGAGTTTACTGAATTGGTTGATGGGTATAGGTGGAGACGTGAACAACAAACTAATGATCTGATTACTCAATCTTGGTTAACCGCTAAACTTACCATGTGGACTAAAGAATTCATGCCCTTAGATGAATTGCTGATAAAATCAGGATCTGAACAAACTCAAAAAGTTACTCAAACCGATGATGATTTGTTAAATTTAGTTAAACAGTGGAATGAAGCATTGGGCGGACAGATAATATATTATGAATAAGGGGTGATGCAATATGCCAGAGATAGCTAATATTTGGGTAAGACTTGGTCTTGATTCAGAGGAATTGAGAGCAGGTTTGTCAGCTGCATCATCATCTATAAAGCAATTTGGTGCAAAAGCTACTGAAGAAGGTCGTTCCTTATCTTTGTTATTTACTGTTCCTATAGCGGCGGCTGCAACAGGTATATACAAACTTACAAACAACATGGTTGAGACTGTTGATGAACTCAGAAAAATGTCTGCTCAAACAGGGATGTCTCAACAATCTTTACAAGAACTTAAATACGTTACAAACATGCTTGATATGGATTTTCAATCCATACCCAATGCCATATCCGTCTTTACCAATAAGCTTAAGGGTGTTGATGACGGAACGGGTAACGCGGCAGATGCTCTCCATGAACTGGGCGTTTCTATGAATGATGCTAAGACCGGGGCTGTAAAGCCCATGAGTGATTTATTCACTGAAATAATAAGCAAACTTAGCGGCGTAACAAACGAGACAAAACAAAGCATGCTGGCCGCTCAAATATTCGG